GCTTTCCGATAGATTTTATCCCATATAGAACAGAACAGATGAGCAAAGCGATAGTAGCAGCAAACAAAATGAAGGTTGGGTTAGATGGCAAGGGGCGGCATTGGACGCAAGCTGAAGTAGATGCGCGTCAAGCTGCAACAGAATCATTAACACGGAATACTAAAATTGTATTGCGTTGTCCTGGTTGGTTAAGCCCAGAGGCGCGCGCCGTTTGGAATCGGGTCAAGAAACAAGCGGCTGCATTTGATTTGCTTGATGAGTTGGATATAGACATGCTGGCTATTTACTGCGACGTGGTAGCGAAATATCAGAATACTCGCTTGCCAGAATGGGCGCGGCTTGCAAGTTCTTACGCTGACAAATTAGGACTCACACCATCGGCACGCGCACGACTGGCGCAAAAGCGGGCGGCTGAAGTGGTTGATGAATTTGGTGATGAATTTGACAATTAAGCATCCTTGCACGCAGTACGCCATTGAAGCGGCTGAGGGCAAGCGCACTGTGGGCCATGCGGAGTTGCAAGCGTGTAAGCGTCACTTGATTGATTTGAAACGTCAAGGTAGCGAACATTTTCCGTGGGTGTTTGACGAAGCAAAGGCAAACAGAATCTATAACTGGTTTAGCCATTGCGCGCACGTTGAAGGGCCATTAGCAGGACAGGTGATTGAACTACTGCCATTTCAGCAATTTGATTTAGGGTGCATCTTTGGATGGGTGCATAAGGATACAGGCTATCGACGTTTTGAGAAAGCCTATATTCAGGAAGCGCGCAAGAACGCCAAGACAACCATCCTAGCAGGCATCGCACTTTATTTGATGGCCGGGGACAATGAAGAGAGTCCTAGCGTTTATTGCGCCGCCAACGACAAAGAACAAGCGCGCATCCTCTATCGTGGCGCGCGGGCGATGGCACTAAAGAGTAAGGACATTAGCAAGCGGTTGAAGATTCGCAACTATGCAATCTCTCACCTTACTCGCGGCGGTGAAATGCGGGCGTTGTCAAAGGATACCAAAAATAAGGATGGCTTAAACCCTTCTGGTGCAATCATTGACGAATACCACGCTCACCAGACCTCGGAGATTTATGATCTCCTGTGGACAGCCTGGGGGCAACGGGCGCAAGCGTTGATGACCATTATTACAACCGCGGGATTCGATACCGACCAGAATCCTTGTTACAAAGAATACGAATACTGCAAAAAGATTCTTGACGATGTGCTGACTAATGAACGCTATTTTGTAATCATTCGTGAACTTGATGACGATGATGACGAACATGATCCGGCAAACTGGATTAAGGCAAACCCGCTAAGGGCTGCGACGCCGGAAGGATTAGCCAAGTTACAGCAGCAACATGATGAGGCGTTCGACAGCAAAGATGCTGTAAAGATTCGCAATTTCAGAGTTAAGAATCTGAACGTATGGGTAAATGAAAGTGAAGATAGCTACATCGGTATCTACCTCGACAAATGGCATGACTGTGCTGTGAGCCAAAGTGAATTTATCGAACTGACTCGCGGCTTACCTTGCAATGTGGGGATTGACCTATCCAAGAAAATTGACCTTACCGCTGATGCGTTTGTTTTTTGGTTGCCAGATGAACGACTAGCAATCACGGCGCATGGTTTCATCCCTCAAGAGGGTGTGAGCCGACATGAAAAAACAGATCGCATACCTTACCCGGAATGGGTGCAAGATGGTTGGCTCACAGCGACAGAGGGCGACGTAACCGATTATCGTCAAGTGCAAGTACATATCCAAGATGTCGAATTGGCGAACGAGTGGAGAATACAAGAAGTCTGCTATGACCCATACAACGCTACTCACTTTGCAAATGAAATGATGTTTACGGGATACACCTGTATCGAAGTTCGGCAAGGCGTCAAGACACTTAGCGAACCAACAAAGACATTCAGGGAATTGATTATTGCCGGACGGCTTGTACATGATGGTTCACCGCTTTTGACCTGGTGTTTGGCAAACGCTGTAACCGAATCAGACAGTAACGAGAATATCAAATTGTCAAAACGCAACGCCTCGGACACTAAGCGAATTGATTTGTTGGCAGCGGCAATTAATGCAATGGTGAGACTGCCCGCGCTGATTGAAAATGGCGAAAGCGTTTATGACAAGCGCGGGGTTTTGGAATTTTAATGAATCCTATTTCATGGGTGGCTAACCTATTTGAGAAGCGAAGTTTGACTAGCAGCCAACTATTCGAGTTGATAGCTGCGGGCAATGCTACCTATTCGGGAGTTTCGGTCACTGAAGATAACGCAATGCGATCTTCAGCGGTTTACGCTTGCATAAGAATCATTAGTGAGTCAATAGCAAGCCTCCCGCTAGTGCTTTACACACAACAGGGCCGCAACAAAAGCAAGGCAACATCGCACCCGCTGTATCCGCTTTTGCACGACATGGCTAATCCTGAGATGACCGCTTTTGAATGGCGTGAATTGATGATGGCTCACGCTCTGTTGCGGGGCAACGGGTTCAGCGAAAAAGACTTTGACACCTTTGGGAAAGTTAAGGCACTTTGGCCGCTAAATCCTGGCAAGATGGAAGGCTACGATCGACGTGATGGGATGCTGCATTGGTTGTATCGTTTGCCTGACAATCAACTGCGCGCGATTCCTGATTGGCGTATACATCATATTAAAGGTCTTGGCGATGGCGTGATGGGTTACAGCCCCATTCAGCAAGCCGCTAAACAGGCTGTGGGCCTATCGTTAGCAGCGGAAGAGTATGGTAGCCGCTTCTATAGCAATGGCGCGCGTCCTGGGCTTATTTTGAGGCATCCAGGCAAGCTATCACCGGGCGCGGCGGAACGTCTAAAAGCGTCTTTTGCTACTGAACACCAGGGACTAAGTAACGCACACCGAACCAAAATTCTTGAAGAGGGTATGGATGTTACAGCCATCGGCATACCCAACAACGAGGCGCAATTTTTAGAGACTCGCAAATTTCAAGTTACTGAAATTGCAAGAATTTATCGGGTTCCGCCACACATGTTGGCAGACTTGGATCGGGCAACGTTTAGCAATATCGAGCAACAGAGTTTGAATTTTGTCATCTATACGCTTATGCCGTGGTTGGTCAGACACGAGCAAGCGATTTACAGGGACTTGTTAAACGAAGCGGAACGCAAAAACTATTTCGCCAAGTACATTGTCGAGGGGATGTTGAGAGGCGATGCACTTAGCCGTTATCAAAGCTATCAAGTCGCGGTGAACAATACGATTCTGACACCTAACGAGATTCGCGAACTCGAAGATCGTAATCCCGTTGAAGGTGGTGACAAGTTGTTTGTGCCGCTGAATATGATGGAGCTTGGCGCAACTCCTCCCACACCCGCACAAGCGCAAGGCTCACAGGGGATACGATGGTCTGACTGGTCTGACCAGACGACTCAGCAGGCAATGGCATTGAATCCACTGCCAACAAGGGATGAAGTTAGAGAGCGACGCGCAGACAAAGCGGGAAATGACCGTCGCGCCTTGATGAATCGCAATGTTCGACTCTTTGAAGAGGCTGTGAGCCGAGTCGTAAAACGTGAAGCGGCTGACATTCGCAAGGCAGCAAAAAGCAAATTAGGCAAGCGCGATGCTGGAAGTTTCGAGACTTGGCTAGAGGGATTCTACAAGCAACTGCGAACATGGTTCCCTGATTACTTCCGCAACATTATGTTGACCTATGCGGAATCAATTATGGCAAGCGTAGCAAGTGAACTAGGCAACGAACCTGTTGAGCTTGACGATGATCTACGCAAGTGGGTTGACGGTTATCTAGCCAACTATGTTGAGGTTTATGCGGTTGGTGGAGAGAAACAACTACGGGCGTTGTTAGCGGAAGCAGAAAACGAAGAAGACGCGGCGGCAAAAATTGAAGAGCGTATGGCGGGATGGGAAGAAACCAAAGCGGGTAAAGAGGGATTCGCACAATCGTTTGAGGCGGGCAACGCGTTGTCAATCTTTGCCTATGCCGCTAGTGGTGTGAGCCTCCTTCAATGGCGTGCGCGGGGGGAGAGTTGCCCGCTATGTCGCAAGATGAACGGCAAGCGAATTAAAATTGGCGGTGCATTTTTTGAAGCGGGTGATGAGCATAAAGCAGATGGCGTAGACCCTTTGCCAATAGTGCGAACGATTAAGCATGGGCCGCTACATGGCGGTTGTGATTGTACTGTGGTGGCGGGATAAAAATATGCGAATAGTTCAGATTCAAATTACTTATGATTTATTGACCGAAATCTTTACTGAGGGTTGGGAAGCCAAAGCGCGATGTATCAAGGGATTGCCAAAGGGCGCAAAACTCGTAAGAACGTTCAATGACACGATAGGCAATTATGCGGTTTTGACTTTTGAGCATCCAAGTTTTGATGAAGTGCCTTTAGGACAATACCCGCCTGTAATTGATTGCTGGTACGAGACTGTTAATAGCGGCTGCGAATGCGGAGTAACCAAATGAACAAACTAGCAACACTGATTGAAGAAATTCGCGCAGGTCGCGTACTGAGCAAAGCCAATGAAACCAAATTACGTGAAGCAATGA